ATTCGCAATGGCCGACGCAGCTCCTGATACTGCTCTGCCAACACCTGTTCCTACTGCTCCAGCTACACGTTTGACCGGAGTAGGAATACGATTGGAAACATTTTGCACTGTTTGACCAACTGCTTGTTTTGCATCACCTACACTTTTGCCAATATCGTCGATAGCCCGGCCATACGCTGTATTTTTTACGCTTTTAAGCGTGTCCATGAAGCCTTCGTTCAATGGGTCTTGTGTTAGTTCATGAATTTTCATCTGTGCGTCTCACTGTACGGGTAAATTTACCAGGATCTCTAAGTTTAATTGCATTGAGTAATTTGCGTTGCAGATTTTCTGCTTGCTCCGAAGTGTATTTTTCATCAATCTGCTCTAGTAATCTTATGGCGCTGGTAATAATATTAGTGGCGCGATTTTCTATAACATGGCGCTGATCGCGTTCTGTATACAGACTATCTAATTCTTCTAATAAACTTCGCGTTTTCTTTTGCATTTTGTGCCAGCACCTTTAGAGTATTTATTGGTTTTGACTGGTTTAATCTTTTAACATTTATCTAAAATATTTTAATATTTCTGGCATTGCTGACCGCAAATCTTCTGGAAATTTACTAATTTCTTGGTCTACAAATTTTCCTAAATGATTCTGTAATAATAGTTCACGATTTTTAAATAGTCTATCTTTGTGAATTAGTCTTAATTCTTTTGTTTTGTCTATATTAGAAAGTAGTTCTAAATTAAGAAGAAATGCGTAATAACATCTTTCAATCAAAGTATCATAATTTTGATAACTATGATCAATGACATCATCAAACGTGTCAAATCCTATTCTTTTCCATTCGTTGGCTTGATTATATCCGCCTACCCAAATTGGAAAAGTTAACCCTAACATAGCGTATAAAGTTTTTTCTGAGAATGTTGCGGCTTTTTGAAATCTTGATGTTTCAGTTATCAAAGAAATAGCAGAATTTAAAAACATGTTATTAAGGCCGTTCCTCCAAGTCCAACTATTACTGCCATAATTTGCCACTCCTGCATTGGTTATTGCACTGCCTGTAAAGTCAATAAATCGTTTTTTTAATTGTATTGGAGTTAACACAAACGATCTTGCTTCTGTATTCAATGGGGATTGACTGCCTAATAAATTTAATTCCGCAATTATATCTACCATGTCAAATTTTTGATCAACGGCTGACCAGGTATAATCAAAATTTGACAAGTTGAACCACTCAACAAATTTTATACATAGGAATCTATTAACTTGTTTTTTATTAATCATAAAATTAAAACAATTTATTGTATCAATGTTTTTTTCAAATTCTATTCCATTAATAATTTGTCTTGTTTGACTTTCAGCAAATAAAGGTAACCCATAAAATTTTAATTTAGAAAAAAAAGTAATACTATCAGCTACAATATATTTTGGAGAACCTTTTTTTAATACATAATCAATGTATCCACTGTCAAAAATATCAGATATATGTAATATATCATTATTTGTCAGCTCATTGATACTGTCTAACTTGTTTCCCATTTGCGAAGTCAAAATTACACGCATTTTTTATCCAACGTTTTTAATTTTACCAAGCAACTGCTTGAGTTTTGCACTTTGCACATCTGCTGTGATTTTGCTAACTTCACCGGTATCATTATCCACAGATTCTGTAACACGACTTTGTGTTTTAATACTGTCATAGATGCTGGGCTTTTTAATAAATCCTCCAGAAGATTCATCTGCGGATTCTCCTGAATCTGTAATTCGCATGGTTTCGATATTGTATTCTAAATCAATCTTTTGTCCTACACCGGTACTGCTACGACTTTTCATGCATTGTATTTGATATCGTCCACGTTCTTTCATTGCACGACTTGTAAAGATGCCAAATACATTATCTGCAGTATTGATCTTAGATATACCACCCGAAATGTGGCTGTGATCAAACTCTACTTCTTCTACTGCTGATCTATTCAATTGACTGGCAGTTACAAACAACACATTGAGTTCTTTGGCTAGATTTCTTAGTTCTTCACTCACGTACTTGTCTTTGACAAATAAATCATTGGGACTAACTTTGGCGCTCACCGGCATTAGTAAATCCAAATAATCAACCATTATAAAATCTACACGTAATCCTGTTTGGATTTGCACTTCTTTGATATAACTGCGAATGTCATTGATATTGCTTTGTGCCGGCAATGCTTTGACCCTATATTGTCCAGACTTTTTGGCCATCATCTTGACTTTGAGCTCTGTAGTATCTATATCTCGACGAATTTCTTTTGTGCCCATGTTGGTCAGCATAGCATCTGTTCTCAATGCACACAAGTCTTCGCTCAACTCTAAACTAACATACACTCCGCTGAGTCCTTGTTGTAACCAATTTAATGCTATGTTCATCATCACAAGACTTTTACCACTTCCACTTCCGCCTGCAAAAATGTTTAGCTCACCACGACTAAATCCGCCATACAATAACCGGTCCATTTGCGGCCAACCTGTGCTAACTTGTCCACCTGAATTAAAATATCTGTTGATACGAGCTGCCGGATCATCAAAATAGTCTATTCCCATGTCCTTGGTCAAACTAATCTGAACTGCATCTTTGATCAGTTTTTCAACCGGATCATAATCGCCTTTTTCCAACAAATCTGCAGCTTTTAAAATTGCTCGCTCAAGTTCTTGTCGACGAGTAAAACTTTCAAACTCCTGCATGAACCATTTAAAGTGACCATCGTTTAGATCTGAGATAACATTGAGTTTAACACCTGTGCTGGCACTTATCTGTTCCCTAGTAGGTAGTGTCTTGTGCTGGTCGCTGTGCCGAGCTATAAACTCAGCTGCAGGACGTAGACTGCGATCAAAGTTTTCTGGATTATAAATATTTTGAACGCGGACATAACTTTCCGCGTCCTGCAACATCATTTCTAAGAATAAACGTTGGACATCAAGTACGTAATCTTTTAACATATTATTTTTTAATCCACCAAATTGAACTACCCGAGTCGTCTGTATGAACTTTTAGATCGTTTAGTAACGCAAAAGAATCTACACTGACTTGTACCTCTCTCATACTGTAATCATGGCCAGATAATATTCCTCCTGGAACAAGTCGTTCCCACCAATATGGTAATGCATAACTTAGTGTTCTTTGTGTGTGATCGCTATCTTCAAACACTCCAGAAATTTTTTGATCAAACACAAAATCTTGATTGAAAAATGCTTGAAGTGGTTTAATATTTGGGTAATCCTGAGTATAATATTGAAACATTTCTAGATGTGTGTTACTATCCGGAACATCAAAATCGGCTTTTATCAATAGGTTACGTAAAATATCAATGTCTGAATTATAACTATCAATTGTAATTATTTTATAATTTTTATCAAGATGTTTTAAATTTTTTGCCCACTCAACTGCGCTTTTTCCAAGAAAACTTCCAATCTCTACAAAAATCCCATTTGGTGGTAATTCTTTTGTTAAATTACAAATAATTGAAATGTCATGCTCTGACAGATAACCAGGCACGTTTCCGGGACCAAACAACGAACTAAAGTATTTTATGTCATTAATACGATCCAAAGTCAAACTTACGTCGTCAGACTGATTGCTATAAACAATTTCAAATTTGATTTCCGGGTCTTCATTTAAAATGTTAGTTGCCTGTTCTAAGGCCTTTTTAAACCCCTCCAAAGGATCCCCTTTGAAAGTATAAATGTCATTGGCCACTGCGTAATCTTTTAACAAGTTGTCGTTTCCTTAATTCTATTTTTAATTTTGTAGTTTCTCTAGCTTGAAATATAGTTATCATGGTTGCTAGTTTGCCCATTTTAACTACTGCATCATTCACATCTTTAATGTCATTTGGCCAGTTGGGCATGCTTACTGCCCATCCAAGTTGTATAGCACGATCAACCAATTCCATGCCTGCAGCATCATGATCTGGTACCACTGTTATTTCTTTACCTAAACTTCTTATTAGCCTTGCTTGGGCATCACTTACAGTGTTATGCATAAGTGCAAGCCCGCCAATACATAGTGCATCAAATATACCTTCCATGACCAATACATGTTGCCACAAAGGTTTTTGTAAGTCTGTGCCAAATACATACCCAGGTTGACTGTGATTGATATACTTAGGACCAGATCCACTCAGCATTCTGGCACACCATCCGACCAGAGTATTGTTATAGGTAAATGGGATTATTACATGGTCGCGTGTCCAATGAACTCCATCATTTTGCATCTGTACCATAATAGGATAATCCGCCGGTACACATCTTTCTTGTATGTATTTCCAATATGCAGTGTGTTCTGGGGTGAGCAATTCCACGTGTGGCGGCAAATCATCAAACTCTTCAAATTTTATGTCGCTTATTGCATTAAATACCTGTTGACGTTCATCTAATATACCTTCTATACTGCGATGTCGAAGGCTTTCGAGATTTAATAAATCAATATCTCTTTCTGGAACATTTAGCAATCCCAATAGTTTACGAGCCTTAAATCCCACACTCCGACCTAATATAAAACTAGCAGTAAATTGGCAATTAAAACAATGGTAGCTCCATCCTCGATCAGTGACTTTCAATCCGCCTCTTTGCCGTCGATCAGCGCAACAAGGTGCATTGAAACTGATCCATCCCGAAGTAGTCTGTTTTCTTTTGGCAGGTAGATAGGCAACCACATCAATCATGTAATTAGTTTAACATATTTATTTTAAGAAAGCAACGTTATCGATAAAACAAATCAACCACATATCCTGTGCTAATAATAACCATAGCACCTTGCCCGCTGGGTGCCACTGGGTAGTAAGGCGTATTGATTCCTGCATTTGGCACTAGCCAATAGCCCGATCCACCATTGGTCACAGTGATACCTGCAATACTGCCATTGGTTCCAAGAGTAGCAACTGCGGTAGCGCCAGCACCATCACCAATGATGTTAATTTTAGGTGGTGCCAAATATCCACTGCCTTGATTTTGCACTGTTATACTTTGTACTATTCCATTGGCACATGTGGCATATGCCTGTGCTGGCACTCCGGGTTGGTCCGGAACTGCAAATATACTGTTGTTGAAACACAGTCTCAACAGTGGGTACCAACCAATCACATTCAAATAAATTGTACCAGTATGATTGTAATAGGTCGTGCTTTCAGTGACGTTGTAAGGCACTGCTTCGTAATCTTGTGCAGCTTGTGCTTTGATTGTACCTGTATAACCGTCCAAAGTCATTTGTATAGTTGTTATGGCATTTTGCGGTTTGATAAAACTGCTGTAGTATTCTGTATTTAGAAAACTATTCCAATAGTTGGCACCATTGGGATTTCCGCCCCAATACCAGTTTTCTCCTGGATA